GTTGTGAACACATTTTCAGATTACAAAATTAAGGAACTAGAAGCACGTCGAGCCATCAACAGTAAGAACCCAGAATCTAGGACGACTGAAGTACTTGTCTCGTCATCCATGAATCGATAAGATCGAAATCCGTTTCGTACTCTCGAGGATATATCTTAGTCATTATCGTTCCCGCGCGGACCAGCTCGCGAGCCCAAAAGATTTCAATATCACATTCTTTCAAAATTTCAATATCATCTCTGTAGCATTCCCGATTATACCACCATTCACTCAAGATATATGCAAAATAGAATGTATAACCCGGATATCTCTTTTCATACTTCTTAAGTTTAACTGGACCAGTTTGAATTTTTTCGTCGGTCGAGCCCGGAACAGTCTGATTTTTATATTCAAATATAAAAATTGTTTTTGTTTCTTCATTTATGTATGCGGCATCGGGTTGGAGATTTCTTTCATATTCATGTTCAGGAAGATGCCTTGCAAGTCTACCTTTCTCTAAATACAAAAAAGTTATATCATTAATGATATATGTTCTACCGTTTTGATGGCGTCGAAGACAATTCTCGAATTTAAGACCCGTTCTGTTCGTGTTCGCACCACCTGTACCACCAGTCCTCATTATGGTAAAATGAGGGATATACTTTCTGTTTCAATTGATTCACTTAGGTTCCAATTAAACAAATAGTAGTACACGTGACCCGAACCGGGCATGAATTTAAGGTCCTCTAGGTACTTACTACCTACACCCACATCAAGTGAGTTTAGAACATCGTATCCCAAATTCTTCGCTATGAGGAAGGCGTCATTGTATACATCACCAACTAGGTAGAATCGGTAGGCTTGGTTCACCGTACCCTCTTCATCAATGCGTTCATAGGGAATATTATAGAGGGATATGAAGGTGTCACTTTGATCATTCACATAGGCATGGGTTGGTAGGACCCAACGTTTGACATAGTCTTTCGTTATGACTGGGGCAATTTTGAAATCTTTGGTGTACTCTTTGAGAATGTGGGTCACCCTAGGGACATCCTTGGAGGTCATTTTCCTCCATGAATATTTAGATGGACCCCGAACTTCGTAGTAGTTTTCCCTAGGACGATTTGTTTCATGGAACCCCAACTTTATGAGTTTTTTGACGTCCAAAAATCTATGCCAATAGTTCGCTTTGGTGATGGGTGTGGGTATCCTGGAAACCCCTGTATACATGGCCTGCCAAATCCCTAGACTATTTGCGCGTCTCCTAATTTCACCAATCAGAATGGGTGCCAGACGCATAGACCTCAGGGAGGGGTGGATACATAGAAAGTTTATTTGCACCATCTTCCTGGTCTCACCCTCAATCCTCACATCTAGGGGGGCGCTCGAAATGTACCCCACAAGTTCACTCGTATCCTTTTTACGAATGGCAACGTGATCCTGAATGGCCCACTTCAAAGTATCCCTAGTGTAGGTGAGTCTGAAAGTATCATTTGAAACGTAGTAGTTTGATAAAAAGAGATGCGTCTCATCCAATGTACTTAACGACCACATGAAATCATCTGGGAGTGGGAGTGGTTCTGATTTACATTCCCTACCCCTCTCAATTTCTCCGGGTGCCACCCCTTCCCTAGGCACTGGTTGAGTATCCCAAAATTCATGCATATATATATATATCGACAACCTTTTAAGTAAGCTTAAAGTTTTAATGCATACTAATAGTATAATGTCTCTTGAACAAGATTATACAACCGTCCCTGGTCAGGTGTTCGCCTGCATCTCTATCGTTGGTCCTGAATGTCCACAAAAGACTGATAAGTTTGGTATTAAACTCCGAGGTGCTTTCTCGACCCGCGATGAGGCAGCGAATCATGCTAAACGCCTCCAAAAGGAGGATAGCACTTTCGACATCTACGTCGTAGACATGTACAAATGGCTTCTCATTCCACCAGATTCCTCTCACATTGAGGATGTACACTACACCAATGAGAAACTTGAGGAGATCATGACTGGCTACAAGGATAATCAGTCCCACGCTGCGAGGATGTTTGCTGAGCGTAAGCAGGGAATGATGGATACCAAGACTGGTTACACACCCGGTGACGAAAACTCCAAGTTCTACACCAAACCCGATGAGGCACCAATCAGCCACCCAGCGGAGGTTATAGAGAAGCTCAAGAAGGAAAAGCCGGATGCCCAGATGGAGGATCTTGTTAAGGAGGCTGATGCAATTGTCGCTGCTGAGATGGAAGAGCGTCGTAAAGAAAGAGAGGCGGCGGCGGCCCTCAATACAGTCGAGGAGGAGCCTGAGGAGCCATCTGCATAAATATAAAAATAAGTAAATGGGTAAAAGAACCTTATTGCTCAAATCGAAAAGGATTTGAGAAGTAAGATTTAGTTGTATCTGAGTATGACGGGTTGCATAGTCTTACCCATGAAAAAACCAAGTAAAAACACTGCGAATGCTACGATCCAAGTGGATTTGTCTACAGATGAAAAAAAGTCTGTCTTTTCGGGTTGTTGAGGTAAGTAATTCATTTCAGGTTGTTGAAAGTAGTACGGTTGTTCCTCTTGGGGTGGAGGTTCATCAATCTTTTCCTGTATAAGGGGGTCGATGTTAGGATTGTAATCAATGGGATTTCCTATATCAGTTTCCATTTCTAATACTGCACTCTATTTTTTTAAGCTTATTCTTCCTCACTTTCACTTTCACTATCTACCACAAAATCTTTTAGATTTCCATTCTCGTCCATGTCACTCTCATCATCTTCCGAACTAAAGTCTTCTTCGTCTGAGGTATCGATGTCCGAATCAAATTCGGAATCATGTTCATCATCACCAAAATCATCTTCAACGTTGTGTTCGGTGGGTACGAAGTTTTCCGGCTTTTTAATCTTTCTTCCTGAGCGTGTCGTGACGGTGGGCATTTATTGTATTTAGGCTACATCTGTTTAAGTACCTTTAGAGAACAGTTTAGATACTATATTAGAATGTAGCTCATGTTTTCTAACACGCTTCGATTCTTTACACTTCGGACAGTACTGGGAAATCATCTTCCTCTTTTTAATCTGGTAGACCATAGTTGTAGAATCGTCATGGACACCTTTGATTGTTTCACAATATCCTGAGTTTGTTATGACATTGAAACCATAGGTACTTGAGGTGATTCTCAAAACTTTTGTATTACTTTGACCCTCCTTATTGAGCTGTATAAATTTCTCTAACGAAGTATTCAAACCCCCAGATTCAATTTTAGGGGGTTCGACAAACTTCTTGATCTCCTTACATTTTTTAACTTCCGAAATATTTGGGTACAGATGGGAAACTATATTAGGTGGAAGTTCATGACGACGACCACAAAAGTCTTTACAGAAACCATCCCTCCTCCCCAAAATAGTTTCACACCTACAAAAACATTTTTGGAGAATATGTCGTCCACTGACTATAAACCATATATGATTGGACCCATGATCTCTTTTGAGATTTTCACAATATTTTGAATTTGTTGAAACTAAATATAAAAGATTGTGTTTGAATATTTTTGTAATCGTGGCACCCCCCTGTCCCTCCAAATTTTTATTTACAAATCTTTCAATCAGGTATTTTAATTCCTCATTGTGGATCTCATCCTTTGTTTGCTCACGAGTGAATTTTCCCTCCCCAATGGTAGCAGAGGGTGGTTCAATTACATGTGTTTGGGGAGCGTCCGTTCGAACCACCGACATCTTTAGAATTTCTAGATCGGGTTTCTGATCAATTTTTAGGATGGTACTGAGTGGTCCATGGGTGTATACAAATACTGGGAGATATGCGAGTTGTTCCACCCCCTTGGCCATCTTGTGGGACCAAATCATACGAAAACCACTCCCCTTTGTCCCCCTCTGGACGTTCCCATAGACAGCTGCATCTATGATTTCATTCCAATCTAGGGAACCCTTAGCTATAGAGAGTGCAACCAAAATATGATCTCTGAGAGCTATCGCGGACGCCTGGTCCACCACGAAACCTGGCCAGTTTAGATGAACCCCCGTCTTCACGAGGGAACCACATTGTTTGGGGGGTGAAACTGAGATGAGACAGTTCTTACCACCATGTCTCTTGACCTTGTCACAAATAACCTTGCAGATGTCCTTGATTTCTTCCATCGTCAAGGGTTCGACATCCTTATAGTCTATGTCGACGAAAAAGTTATAGGTCGGGCTCTTCTGCTCAACGAGAAACAACTTCTCCCCCGAACCCACCGCTTTCACATACTTTTCATGAAACTCATTCAATCTATCAAATGGTACCGAGAGGACACCGCCGTCCATTCGCACATGTGATATATTGGATGCGTTAGTAAATTGTTGGGAAATGCACCACTTATTAAACATACCTAGGTAGAGACCCTATTCTCTAAACCACCTCATACAGGATACATCCTGATATTCTTGGGTTTCAGAAAGTTCCTTCTTTATAGTCAGGAGTTCATAGACCGTCCTATCTCCATTCTCCCCCAACCATTCCTTAATCTCCTGTTCACATAGACCTCTATTACTTTTCAGTAATTCTTCAATCTGCATCAAAATGAAAGCCTTTGACTTCATTATTTTATAGAAAATGTTTTTCTATTCAAAGAAGTTATACAGGCGTAGAATTGTGGATTCTTCAAAACGTTATCCACTATGAGCTTCCAACGCTTACGTGAGTTAAATTCTTCTAGTGTGTCATAACTCATGTAATCGTTTTCATCGTGGGTCTTCTTAATGGGCTGGTTCATCAACTTCTTTAGGCTTGTCTTCTGCTTCTCTTCGTAAAACTTCTTGACCTGTGAATGTTGTTCGGCTCTGTTATAATCAACAAAAAATATGTAAACGTTGTATTCTAGATCTACCGTGGGACTTTCCTTGACTGTAAATTTAAACTCCGTATACTCTCCATTTTTTAGGGACACGACCCCCCTCGTTTCTTCCTCCAACTCCCTAAGTGCACACCTGAGGGGATTTAGAATCTCCCTCCGCCTGCATCCACCCGTGACGAAAATCCAATCCTTGAATCGCCAATCCCTCACAGTGAGGAACCTTGGCTTATCGTCCACGAAGCTAACCGGTATTGCAATTGCTTTGTACTTTTTCATTGCGCATTCGCAAGTTATAATAGGGGCATAAGTTTATTCCTCGGATTTTACCTCCTCTTCCTCCACTTCTTCAACTTTAGGGGCTGGTGCATTAAGGCGCTTTACAACCTGCTCCGAAAAACCCTTAAATTCGTTGACCTCCTCCTTAGTCTTTTTCAGTTCGTTGAAGAGGAATATAATGCCAGCGGCACATATAATCACACCGACGATCAACATCGTCTCACGATTAATTGGAATCATTTATACTTGTAAAGAGCACCTCTCTTTTAAGTAATTACACCCATCGAGGGTTTCCCTGAGGTTGGACACTCGTAGGGACTTTGGGCAAATTGGACGGCTTCGTAATGCGTAGGTTGACACGACTTCTCCGTGGAGGGTGTCGGCTGACCAACAAACTTTTCAAGTTTCCTGGACTTGGGATCGTACGTCAATACAAAAACGATGGCGAGGAGGAAGATGACTTCCAAATACATTGTTATTATTTAGTTAGAATATAAAAGACCACCCATACCGTTCTCGATGCGGAGGACGTTGTAGTT